GATGTTTTTGTATTTATAATATTAAATTTAATCATATCACCATGCTTTAATATTGGATTAAGTGTCGTTCCTCTGCTGTATAATCTTGTACCATCAATTAGATCAATCGCATAATTTGGTACATCGTCTTTGGTATTATCGAAACATTTATCAACTTTACCAGTACTTTGATTTGTCATATAACCTCCTTTTATTTATTTATGACATTATAACCTCTACCCTCCAAACAATTATAGAGCATATCGGTTCTAGTTTTTGCTTTAGGACTAAGCCATAACACTTTAAATCTCATTAAATTGTAAAATGATTTGCCTTTATCCCAAAGATAACTTGTATTATCTGCAACAATACTTTTACAAGTATGTAGGTCATCATGGTATCTATTCATATCGCCCTTGATGTTTGCAGAAGATTTCCCCCTACTATCAACAATAGGTGTAGTAGAACAACTTACAAGAAAGCCTATGGCTACCACCAATAAGATGGTAACCAAAACTCTTTTAAATATTATGAAACCAAAGTTTCGTTTTCTAAAACTATTGGCTTCTTCAAGATGAAGCTTGAAATATTTATTTTTCAACATATTCTGGATATTTCTTTTTTAATTTAACTTCAACTCTCTTTACATTATCAGATATATCGTTTGCTTGTTTTGTAAGCTGATTGATAATATTCAAATATGTATTAAGCCTTTCATTTTCTCGAAGAAGATAAAGTTCTAGCTTAAATTTAGTTTCTTTAGCCATGATTGTATACCTCCCAGACTTCGTTCCATATTTCTTCTACCTTATCATGCAGATCATCTTTATTTGTACAAACAAATTGATAATCTTTACTCCAAAGCAATTCACATCTGATTTTAGCTTCTTCAAGTGATTCACTATCTTTGCAGATATTAGGTATAACTTCATCTGTAAATTTTTCTTCAAGATATTCTTTATATTTTACACCCATGATTTTCCTCCCTTTAAATAATCATCAAATGCCCTTTGGTTATCTTTCTTAGTAATTAAATCAACTTCTTTTTGTTTTTCATCAATTATATCTTGTAAGAAAGATTGTATGGTTGATACTGAATACAGACCAACCATTTCTTTTACATCTTTTAATTTTTTGATGTCGTTCAACAAATCTTGCATATAATCCTCCCTATCTTGATTGGATATGTGCAGGTTTTTTGATATTAAATATAATATCACTGAATTTTTTTGGCTGATAGTATAAATCTCTTTCAATACCAAGACCAAAGGGAAGTTTCATTTCTTGTAATTCATCAATAGAAACATAACCCATTTCTGGTTCTAATAGATCACACAATCCAAAAGCAATATTTGTCTCTGGGTCAAGTTCAGATAGGTACCAAGTACCAATACCTGCAGGATTGAATAATTTAACTTCTGCTTTGAAAGTTTTTGTACCATCTTGTTTAAGATGATTTTGGATAAGTTTATCCCTTATCTTTTTTGTTAGTAGTATCATTGTTAACCTCTTTTTTATTATTATTATTATAAATCGACAAAGTGTCCCCTTTATTATTACACAAGGCTATAATATTATCAACCATAGTTATCTTGAAGTAATGAGTTCTTTTGCCACCATCAATAACATCAAATTTTCTGATGTCTTTGAATACCATATTCATATCTTGCTCCTATCCAAATAATGAACGTGAACTAATTTTTTTTCAATCTTCTCTACAAGTTTAAGGTCTTTTTTCCATGTATCATCTCCATCATCAATCATAGAAGCAAAATTTTGGCCTAACTCTTGTATGGCTTGCCTTAACAATTCTATTTCTTTTTGACTAAATTTTTTATAAACTGACATTATACAACCTCCCATCTCTGTAAATCTTCTATTGTAACATTAAGTTTCTTTGCCAATAATTTAGCTTCTACAAAATCTTCTGCTTGTTTTTCTCTTTCTCTTTCAGCTTCTTTTTTGAAATCGTTAATGTATTCATCAAGTATTGATTGTAATTGTTGAATTGAATATTGATCAATATCAAGTCTATGCCTACAACCAGTCAATTCTTTTGAAATATCTGATATTGACTGATATATCATAGCTTTTTTATATATTTCTATTGTTGGGTAATTTTCTGAATAAAATTGTTTTTCCCAATTTGATAAAGAGTAGCCTTTTTCTTTTTCAATATATTTAAGTAAATTGTTCATTATTATCCTCTTATTATTATTAAAAAAAGGTAGCCTTTAAGCTACCTTAACCAATGTTCTGTAATGTAAAGCTTGAATATTATAACCACCTGCGATAATGGTGTGTATTCTTACCCACTTTCTTCCCTTGTTAGTTTCAACTTGAAAAGTACCATTAAAACCATCTGAGTTAACCTCAATATTGTTATCAATA